TCTTCGCAGGTAATGGTGTTTTTGTTTTAACTTTATCTGGAAGATTGAGAACAGCATCTACTCTCTTATCATATGCTTTTCCCATTCTATTTTCCAACTCTGTTTCTGGACCTTGTACTTTACCTCTCTTTACTGGACTATTAGGTTTACTTGGACCTTGAACATTAGGTTGAAACTTTTGTGTGAAATCTTTGAACGTTGTTTGCTGATTAGCAGTCTTTCTGCCTTTAGGCGTGCTGCTGGGTATAGCAGTTACTTTCGTATTCTTCACCAATGCATCTTTAACCTTTGCCGCTTTGCTTCTATCTACAAAACCAGCACGGCGTAATTGTGCCTCTACGTTTTTAGCAGTCCTTGCATTATCAGATGGTGATGACGGTATCGTCATTTTAATCTGTTTGCCTGCTGCATTTAACCCTACAATTTTAGGGTGTTTACTGCGCCCAGCGGATACAATCTTTCCACCAAATCGTCTTGCTAATTTGTAAGCAGTTCTCATCCATCCTGCTTCTGTGAGTATTATGCTCATTTTCGGGGCGCTGTCCAACTCGTAAAATACCTCGATAGTATTTAGAATCTGAAGCGAAGATCATCTTTGGTTGGTTTAATCTTTCCTCTCATCTGTTTGGTTACATCATACATAGTCGCTTCATAATCAGGTATTGCTCTTACTCTTAACTTGGTATCTTTACCAACTGTTGTTTGCATCAAGTTCTTACCATCGTATTGAGTATTGTATGTCTTTGTTGGTACTTCTAATTGTCTGACTACTGGGAGATCTGCATTTCTTGTTGCTCTACGGTTTGCATAATACTTTGCTCCACTTTTATCAGGTGTTGTAAATGTCGCAACTGTGTTATATCCACCCTTATCAATCGCTTTGCTTGCTCTTGCATTAGTGCCGTGGAATAACCTAGTGCGTTGTATTGTTTGTGGCGCATTTGGTGTTCTTTGTACTCCTCTCAATGCACTCCTTACCTTCTTAACAAAACCTACATTCTGTGCTGCTTTCTTTAACAATGGAGCAGCATACTTTGCTGCCCACAATTCTGTCATAAACTCCTTATACTCTTTCATCTCTCTACACTACAGTGTAGGAGTATTTATTGAACATCTTGATACCGATGCTCTTGTGACTTGTAAGTATCTTCTGTTCCTCTTCGGTTCTTTACATACTCCAGTTCATTCCAATACCAATGATGACACACCACCAAACAATGAACCTTTTTATGTTTCTCTTCCTTCGTGTACTCACACTTGGGTTTATCCTTAACAGAAACTTCAATCGTTAGATATTCATCTCCTACAAAATAAACCCATCCTTCATCTACATTCCCATTATGCTCCCACTTCACATAATCATGAACTCTAGGTGAATAAGAGTTGTTCAAGGGGGTTGAAGTTGAGTTGCATTGCGGTGTATGGAGTTGTGTCATCGATGTTTACTAAATCACCCTGCTTGGTTGAATTAACTGGTGCGTAGTATTCTCTTTTTTTGGTGTTGTAGAATCCCCAGATACAATGACACTCATTAAAATCATTGTAATTAAACCCACGCTCATAAACAGTCCAAATTGAAATAGTAGAAGCGTTCTTACGAACTGCCTCGTATCTGTATCCATCTGGTGCTTGGTGGGGGAAGTCATTAGGCAACTCCATCTGGAATAGCACGAAGAGTATTAGGATTGTATCCTTCAGTGATCAAATAATCTAACGCTTCTTTTGCTTTCTCTTTTGTAAGATGATCATACTTCCGATTGGTGGTGTTTTCAACTTTCACCCAACCTGTCGTTTCAAGTTCTTCAATTCGATACGTTTTTTCAGACATTGTTCTCAAGTAGTAAAGGCATCAATGATAGCAGACTCATATTCATCAACTAAAGCAAACTTCTGTGCTTTTAAGATATTGGGCATAATACGATCTTCATACCCAGGATGATTCAATCCTTCCTCATCCGCACACAATTCAAATGCTTCAGCATCAGATCCAGCAATTAGGTTTACCACTCCACCATATTCAGATTGTGGAAACGGTACCCAGTAATCAACAATGTAAAGTGATTTCATTCCTCTGTTTGAGTTGGTTTAATTTTATCAGCAATAGACAGATTAGTCAACTGTCGCTCAAGTTCATAATAAACAGGATTCAAGTGCATAAACATATACTGTCTATACTCATTGTCCTTGATCAACTCAATGATGTTTTCAACTTGATACTTTGCTAGGATTAACTTGGTGATGTCATCCATAACGCAATCGGTCCTCGTAGAACTTGATCTTATCCATCAATTTATAGTGGTTGACACTTGGGGCAATAGATTCGCGACCTTGAGCAATAGTATAACTGCTGGTACGATGTAAAACATAATGCAAATACTTTAGTTCTTCAGCATTAAAGTTCATTGCACAAACTCCTGAAGATAGTAATCAACAGTCACCTCAAGTTCTGCTGCTTTACGCTCATAGAACTCATTCTTATATTTCTCTGCCTCTAACCACTTGTTGTGCTTGTCAACTTCAGTTTCTGCGTGTTGCATGAAATCATCAAATGCTTTGATGAATTGTTCAATGTCCTGGTCGTTCATTTCAGAAGGAAGGTTCACAGTCATAACTCAAGCAAAGGGTCGATTGATCCATTTCATCATACACTTCTTTCAAACGATTGTGAAGTGATGATGCACTGCCATATTCTTTGGCAATTATATTTTCGTCGTGATGCGATAAGAGTTGTAGAGCAGATAGAATTACACCTAATTCGTGGACATTCAGTGGAACCTGCTTTTCGTGAGTCATTGTACTTACCGAACTCTACAACTCTAATTATATCACATCAATCTCTGCAAGTCTTCCACTGCTCCTTGCATCGCAGAACGTGCAAATCCTGTTGCATAGGGCCATCCTTCATCCTTATTCTCTGGTGCAGTGTGACACACATTGATCGCATCTTGCAGGCGTCCGATGATCAGATCCAGTTCCTGCTTGGTGACATTCATCTCACACATTGATCAGTTGCTCCTGTTGTTGACGAAGAAAAGAAATAGTTTCGTTGATGTCGTTGACTTCTTTGAGAAGTTTCAACTTACGTTTGGATAACTCAACAATGCTTTTGTCAAGTTCACCAATGTGCATCTCAAGTTGTGGTGTCATCAAACCATCTCCTGTTGTTGTAGCATCATTTGCTCTTCAGTCACTTCATCTACACTCTCTTGAATCACTTGATAGATGTAATCAATGTTGCCTACATCATCAAAGATACGCTCAACAACTTCAGGATCTTCTACAACATTATCATAATCAAACTCACCATCTTCATCCTTCAAGTGACAATCTTCCTTGGTGTAAATCCATGCTGCACAATGTGCATCTTCACCTTGTTGTTCGATCAGAGCATTAACACGCTCTTGGAGTTGCTTGAGAGTGTAGTTCATCAGTTGAGAAGAGAAACGTTGATTTCTTTCCAGTTTGGATACTGCTTCATAGCATAGTTTTCCAATCTGGTGTTGTGTGCCTTGCGTCCTTTGTTAGTTTTAGGACGTGTGGGCATTGTTCTTAAGAAGGACAATGTGCCCTCATCCGTTGTCACCGTGATGGAATAAGTGGCAGTGGTTGTTTCCATCAAACAAGTGCCTCCATCTTGATACCTTGGTCAGCGAAAGCATCAGCAACGATGCCACACAGAGCGGCAACTTCAAAGTCACTCATCTCCCACAGTTCACCAGCAATCTCAATCTGTTCCTGAATGTTTTCGGAAACAGTCAGCATTGCAGTGATTTGCTCTTGATTCATTTCAACAGTAGCAGGCATTTCATTCTCCCAAAAATCAACCCAATCGGCAGCGGTTGCAGTGGTGATGGTCATCGGTTTGTCTGAACTGAAGTTAGTATAGGGCAAAGATGGGGGATGTGAACCCCCCCAGGGTCCACTTGGTCAACTGTCACACTCAATGAGTCGGGGACACCAAGCGGTGATATACTCCCCTTCCTCCTCTTCGGACTTCAGGTAAGTGTCAATCCACTCTCCATACTCTTCATACAGAGCACGGATGTTTCCAACGTCCTCCAGTTGGTCACCTTCGACGTAAGTGTTGCACAATGCAATGATGTGTTCAATTTGGTTCTCAACCATTTCAAGTTGTTGTTCGTCGTTCATTGAACCTCTTTGTTTGAACTGAAGTTATTATAGGGGAAAATGGGCGCAGAATCAGGCAGCGTGTGCCACTTCCTGAACTGTCAGCGGGTCACCACCAAAAATCATTGTTTCTGCTGTAGGTTCAGGAACATTGACGCCTGCCTGCTTGAAACCATAATTAGAAACTACTTGAACTCTACTCATAATACGATCTCCATACATTTCATCACGATAAACAGGAGTCGCAGAAATAAAACCATCAATGGATTTTTTCATCGTACTGATTACATACCTATCAGCATTGTATCCAAAAGATGTTGCAAACTGCCTACCATTCTCCGTTTCAACAATCCAAGAAACTTCAACAGCACGGGAATCATCAAAATCAGGCGTCTTGTAGTAAAAATCACTGTGAGTGATTCGATGAACACCTTGATGGATGTAGTAAGGCATTGCCTTTGTTTGAACTGAAGTTATTATAGGGCACCCGAGTGCCCCAGTGTGGTGGCGTGTGCCACTTCAGCGATTGACACGCCTCATCTTGCCATTTAGGAAGTTGTAGCGGGAGAATTGCCTACGATCCACAAGTTTATATGTTCCATACTGATTTACCCGCACATAACCTTCACCACAGTTGGAATAATACTTTCCGATGTAAGTATCAGGACCATCATCGGTGCAAAGTGACAACATATCCATCTTAATCGTGTGGATTAAGTTCCAAAAACGCATTAAGTTGACATCGCACTCGGCAGCGGTTGCCAGTGCCTCTGGGTCCAGTTCGGCACCGACTTTTATGAAAGTGTTAATAACCTTCTTGATCTTGGTTGCTTCACTGTTAGTTGCAAACACACACATTTGTGACATCTGCCGTGCAAAATCCAAGATAGTATGAATATCCCAATCTTCATCAACACATTCCCACGCATCTGGGATCACAAACTTGACATCTCTCGTATTCTCAAGTGTCATCGCCATATCCCATCCTTTCAGAGGATGTGCTACAGCATCACGCAAATCATCCTTTGCAATATAATAAGTGTGTGGCGCTACGATAATACTTTCTCTTACTATTTCAGGAAAGACGTAAGTGAGCGCGTTGGGAGTATAAGTATCATCACCGCCATAACCAATAAAGTCACACTGAACGATGCCATCGATGTGAGGAAGGCAATCAAAGCAATCATGAAGAATAGACGCAACTTCACCCTCGTGGTTTTTCTCAATTTCTTCATGGGAGTGGTTGATTTTGATTTTCTTTTTGTTGAAGACACTTTTTGTACCTACAAAGAATGTTCCTGTAGCAGGATCTTTACCCCACACGATTGCAGGACAACCATCAATCTTTACAGAGAGTTGTCCTTCCTGTTTGAACCAATCAAGGATCGAAAGATCACCCGTCAGGATAGAATCTTCGGGATGTTCAATGTGAAGATTTTTCATTTAAGAACGTGGCGAAAGTCAATAGAGTTAATGCACCAACCTGTGCAGGCAGTTATTTCATCAGTCAAATCTTCTTCATCATCTGCTTCCCATTCACCTAAAACATCATCATATATTTCTTTCTTGTGCTCTTCACTGATAGAACCACAATCATCAGTAAAATCAAAGTCAATATCAGTTACAAGAAAAATCATTTGCCTACTCCATAATCAGAAGCATTTGCTTCCAGAGCACCAATTTCTGTCGTTTGTTGTGGTGATGTGGGCATCAAATCCATCAGGGTTTCTTCACCATAATAGTCCAGAATCTCACTCTTGACATCATCTTCATCCCAATCTTTGATGTTCTGCTCAATACTCTCAACAGCAAAAGTGATCAACGTATCCATATCCATACCCTCAACAATCAACTCCGCATAGTTGAGTTTGAACTGGTCAAGTTGCTTGGCGTTCATTTTAAGATCGGGATGGGGAGCGTAGAGTGGACCTTGATAGTTACCAGCGAAAGTCATCAGCAGAAAAGAGGAGAGTAATCTTTACCAGCATATGCTTCAGTGTTGAAGTCAGTCACTTCAGCACCATTGGCGATCAGATTGCGGATAGAATACAGAGCATCGGTTTTGACAACGGTGGAGAAGGAAGTCGTCTCACTGTCGGCACCAGGATGCCAGATCACACGCTTCACGAATCGCTTGCCACCAACAACAGGGAAGAAGTCAACTTGAGTGGCAGAGGTTTGAAGTTGCATTGGTGTCCTTTGCTGATGAACTTATTATAGGGCATTGGAGGGGGTGGGGAAGTGGTGATGTGCCACTTCCCAAACTGGTCACCAGATCTCCGTCCAACGCTTGTGGTTTGCTTTACTGACCCTACCTTCCTTCAGCATATTGTCACAAACATTAACGAACACCTGAAACTTCTCTTCACGGGTCAGGGTGTCTGCACCGTCGCATTGCGACATCACCTTGATCATTTGTGCTTTGGAAGTGATCATTGATCCCTTTCGATTACTCCGTAATCATACTGGAAGAACTGCCTCGCTGCGGGTACGCTGTGCCAGTTTACGCTTTGGCATATCCAGTTGCTCCATTATGATTTGCTGCGGTAGAAAGTTCCAGCAATAGTATGAACTGCTGAACGTAATCTTATCATTTGGTCTACCATCGGGAGAATGAAACTTCATCCGCTTATCAAACATCAACAGTTGCAAATCCTTATCCTTGAACAACTGTTTTGGTGCAGCATCATTCAACCAAGTGTTAGTCATAATCAACGCAAATGGTTTATTGAATGACAATGCCCGCTCAAAGAACTTACGCTTATTTGTAAATGGTGGATTTGATACGATTACATCCCAATAGAATGGTTCCCACTGTAAGAAGTCTTTACCCTCATCAATGTGAGAGTATTCAACACTATGAGTTTGTGAGATTTGCTTTACAAATTCACTCTCTGCCGTATCAAATGGACACCACACCTTTGCATCCTTTGGAATATACTTCAGGATGGGTTTGACACCGTAATCAGGTGTATAACACTCGTCGTTGTTACCTGACGAGTACATAAGTTCTTTAGATTCCATAATCAACCCAGGATACAAGTGCCAACAGCATAGATCTCTTTCTTGGAGATTGTAACACCAATACGGGGATCTTTGGCGTTACCGTTCTTCTTTTTAGGATATTGTTTCTTCGCTTTAGGGAGAACGATGTTCAGAACATCATCACAATCAAGTCGCCACACTTCTGCAATCTTACCACCTTCATATCGTGCATAATAGTGGTTCTTATACTTGCCGATCTTATCCTCAATCAGATAACGTTCTTGTTCTTCCCAAGTGTCTTGAACACTGATACCATTATACGTTGCATTGATAGAATTTGCAATAGTTGATTTATACTCACATCCACCATCATCATCGAAAGCATCAGCACCGCTGTAATCATCAGCGATACGATGACCCAGGATCCCCGCCATATGGATCTCACGGGATCGAGCATAGGAGAAGGGATCACCCCACCCATTGTGCTCACAGAGAGCGTACATCTCCTCGTAGAGCGCCTGGTAGCGTGCTTCGGGGGTCATTGCTTCCTTTCGATTACTCCGTAATCATACAGCACCCAGAGCACTCTCCAAGGGGTTCTGTGCCACTTGTTCAACTGGCACATCAATGGTTGCATTATTGATACGTTCTGATGCAGAGTTAAAATACTCAACTTCACGCTCAATGCCGATAAAGTTTCTATTTTCCATTTTTGCTGCAATTCCAGTTGTACCCGCGCCCATACAGGGGTCCAGCACCACATCACCAGGGTTTGAATAAGTTCTAATCAACCAACGGTAAAGATCAATGGGTTTCTGTGTAGGATGATGCTTACCTTCATCTTCTGCTGTTTTGAAATAGATTACACTCCTTGGATAACGTGTTCCCTCTTCATTCTTAACGTGAACTGCTTTAGTTTGCTTACCATATTGTTCTGCATCTCTTACTGCTTTACCCTTATCATACGGTTTCCCAGTTGTCATCTGGGGATTGTATGTTGGTTGCTTACGATAGAACACCACAATATCTTCGTGTGCTCTCATTGGTTGCTTCTTTGCGTTGAGATAACCAGTTGCCTTACTCTTTTCCCATACCAAGTTATATTTGAAATCTCTGTAGTTTGTAGAGATCAAAACAGAAGTAAATGGTTGTGCTGCTGTAGAAATAACAGCACAATTTGGTTTGCAGATTACATTAGCAATCTCCCAAAACTTCTCATAATCAATCACACGATCCCACTGATTGCGTGACTTGTTCAGTGTACCGTAGGGAAAATCTGTAAGCAAAAGATCAACACTCTGGGGTTCAAGATTCCCCAGAATGTTGAACATATCATCGTTATACAACATCACTTGTTCAACCACGCAATAAACTCATTATACACCACTGCGTCAAGTTTGAAGTCATCACGATACTTTTCATTGTAGATTGAACGTGAAGATGAACGCTTGCGGGAAGGATTCACGAAGAAGATCTTCACTTCCTTACCAGTAATCTTATTGAAGAAAGCAGGATAGTATTCAAAAGCATCTTTACCGACAGCATTTTGTCCTGCAAAGATTGCATACTCTACATTATCAGGAACATCGGGAGATTGATCCAGTTCGATGAAGTCCATTACAGCGCGTTTCAAATAGCACGCATCCAAATATGTTTTAGATTCTACTGCCTTTACCATAACACCGTTACGGTAAATGTGTTTATCTACCTGAAGATTCTTCAGGCAGGTACCATTAACTACTTCAGTACGTTTGTAATCATTCTTCCGTGCATCTAAACCCAATGCACTACAAGTACGCTCAATCAGGTTCTCATAAACCAAACCAGAAGCAGCACGAGCAGCACCACCACCAAGTTCATAGTGTGTTGTAGGAAGTTGATCAACTTCCAACTCATAACGTTCAGCAATAGCAGTGAGAGTCATTGGGTTGATCAATTACTTCGTAATTATACAGCGGCACAGAGGCGATTGGGAAACCCCTGTGACACTTCCTGATCTGGCACACCAAAAGTGTCAGTCAACCACCAATCATATAACCTTTCTTCTTCCTCTCTTGCCTCAATTTCGTGCGGTTGATACCAATAATCCCAATTTTCCACTGGTGTTTTACAATAACACAATTTTCCATAACGGTGCCGCAGGGAACCACGGATCCATTGTGCCAGGTGGGTCAGTTCGTGCAAAAGAGTTTTAATATACAACTCCTCTGTCATATAAGTGTCCAATTCAATCAGAAAGTTGCGGGGGCGATAACCACAACCATCAACATCACAATATCCACGAACTTGTTCTTCTTTCAAGTCACGATGAACAATTTCCACCGTAATTTTGTGGCGTGGGAAGAAATTATTCAGAAACCAGGAGGTAACATCCTCACAGATGATTTCAGAATAACCGTATCCAGAATGAGTGATGTAAGACATTGACCCCAATGTAGAAACCAGATGAATGAACCAACGAAGATAAGTTTATGAGTTGAAGTCATCTACTTGCTCCCAATTAGCGAGGGAGATGTCGTGAACTTTACTCTCATTTTCTTTCATCCAAGTTTTCAATTCCATCTTACTATGAAAGTAACGATGACCATAATGGTTAGGTGTCAGTTTTGCTTCTGGTTTCAACCTAACCAAATAAATTGTGGGTTTTTTAATCATAACCAGATGTCCATGTATTCTTTAAGATCCTCCGAACAAGTTTCCTCTACCAACTGCTCATAAGTATAATCTTGGAGCGACTCCATATACTCATCCAGGGTAGGATCTACATCAGGATTAAAGTCATCGTGGCAGAGATAATCATACTCTGCACACAATGCGTTGATAAGATCTGCGCGGGTATATTCCATCAGTTTTTGTAGAGATAACCACCTGCCCAATCGCAGTTCTTAAGAACAAACTCACGATCTTCAATCAATCGCAGATCGAAACGCACACCTTTAGCAGGTGCTTTGAATGATGCTGCCTTGTAAAGTTCGCCAGTCTTCTTGTCAACGAAAGCGTGAACAGATTGGCAACCACCTTTATCGGTTTGAACAATCTTGTGATACTTACGTCCACTTTCAACCACGAATTTGTAGTGGTCACCATTCTGAATTTCTTGAATCCGCTTGTTAGTAAAGTCAGAACTATCGGTACCAGCGATGAACTTCTGGCGACGAATTGCTTGGTCGATGAAGTTATGCTCCAGTGCAAGGCAGAGCATTTGACACCACTCTTCTACATTAGCAGCGATTGCGGCACGGGCATCAGCAGTGGCGCAGTAGTCAGCGAAGGAAGTTGCCATCGGTTTGAATCGTATGAACGTATTATAGGGGCATACAGGCACCTGTCACGGTGCCCTGTGCCAGTTATTCCACTGTCAGTCGTTGATAGAACCAGCAGGGATTTCTTCTACTTTCTTATAGTTGTCATCCCAAGAGCGAACATTGTAGCAAGTCCACCCAGCACTTGTGAAGAGATAAGCATACTCTTCACCACAATTATCAGCAGTTTTGAGATACTCACTCTGATTTTTGTTCAGTTCGGGCTCATTGTCATCAATAGATTCACCGCGAGAGGTGTAGTATTGAGGACCAGTTTCAGGCAGAGTTTCATTGTTCCAACCCACATT